AACATCGACGCCGGTACTGACGACGTGACCGTGGCCGCTGGCACCGGTTGGACGATGGTCGGCAACATGGTTGTGACCGAAACCACTTCGGGTCACTTCCGTGCCCGCAAGACCGGTGACGGTGCTTGGACTTGCTACCGCATTTCCTGATCGTTGCAAACTGAAAACGGGGCTTCGGCCCCGTTTTCCTATGGAGAATCACATGAACGTCGTACTCGTACACCCCATTCACGGTGCCAAGGTTGCCACCAACGAAACCGAGATGGAGCAGGATGTCAAAAACGGTTGGTCGGAGTACAATCCTGACACGCCCGTCGAGAAACCGACCGAAGCGGCACCCGCTGAAGAACTGCACGTCAAGCGCAAATCTTCGCGCAAGGTGACCCCACAACCCATCGAACAGCCCAACGAAGTTCCAGACTTTCTGACTTCGGCAAGCGACGAATCCGAAGGAAGCTGAAATGGCAACGACCGCTGGCGATCAAATTAACCGGGCCTTGCGCCTGCTCGGTGTTCTGGCCGAGGGTGAAACCCCGTCAGCGGCTACCAGTCAGGACGCCCTTCTGGCGATGAACCAGATGATCGACTCGTGGAACACCGAGCGTCTGTCGGTCTTCGCCACCCAAGATCAGGTTTTCAGTTGGCCCGCAGGCGAAATTCGACGCACCCTTGGTCCCACTGGCGACTTTGTGGGCAATCGCCCCGTGCTGATGGATGACGCCACCTACTACCGCGCCCCCAGTGGCGTGTCGTATGGCATCAAGTTCATCAACCAAGACCAGTACAACGGCATCGCGGTCAAGACGGCCACATCGACCTTTCCGCAGGTCATTTTCGTCAATGAGACATTCCCCGATGTTGAGATGTTTATCTACCCCAAGCCGACACAGACGCTTGAGTGGCATTTCATCTCGGTCGAGGAGTTGACGCAGCCTGCCAACTTGGCGACTCAGTTGCACTTCCCGCCCGGGTACATGCGGGCCTTCACCTACAACTTGGCGATGGAAATCGCGCCCGAGTTCGGTGTCGAGCCGTCGCCGCAGGTCCAGCGCATCGCTATGACCAGCAAGCGCAACCTCAAGCGCATCAACAACCCGAACGACATCATGAGCTTGCCATACGGTGTTGTGGCGAACAAGCAGCGGTTCAACATCTACGCTGGGAACTTCTGATGAAGACCCCGATCCTCGGCTCCGCATACGTGGCCCGCAGCGTCAATGCTGCGGATGCCCGCATGGTCAATTTGTTCCCCGAGATCATTCCCGAAGGCGGCAAAGAGCCTGCGTTTTTAAACCGCGCTCCGGGCCTCAAGCTGAAGGTGTCTGTGGGCCTCGGGCCAATCCGGGGCATGTGGGAGTTCAACGGCAATCTGTACGTGGTCAGCCGCGACAAGCTGTACAAGGTGGACCCGTCTTATACCGTGACCACCTTGGGCACTGTGGCAGGAACCAGCGGCCCAGTTAGCATGGCCGACAACGGCATTCAGTTGTTTGTGGCTTGCAATGGTCCCAGCTTCATTTACAACTCGCAGACAAATGTATTTCAACAGATCACGGATGGTGATTTCGCAGGAGCGGTGACCGTCGCCTACCTCGATGGGTACTTCGTCTTCAACGAGCCGAACAGTCAAAAAATCTGGGTGACTGCACTGCTTGAAGGTACATCTGTCGATCCGCTGGACTTCGCCAGCGCCGAAGGTTCTCCAGATGGTGTAGTTGGCGTCATTGCAGACCACCGGGAAATCTGGGTGTTTGGTACCAACTCGGTCGAGGTTTGGTACAACAGTGGCAACGCCGACTTCCCCTTGTCGCGCATTCAAGGCGCGTTCAACGAACTGGGCTGCGCAGCCCCGTACTCGATTGCCAAGATGGACAATGGTCTATTCTGGTTGGGTAAAGACGCTCGGGGTCAGGGCATTGTGTACCGGGCCAACGGCTATACCGGTCAGCGCATCTCGACCCACGCCGTCGAGTGGCAAATTCAGCAGTACGCCAACATGTCGGACGCCATTGGGTACACGTACCAGCAGGACGGCCACAGCTTCTACGTGCTGATTTTCCCGCAGGCCGACACGACGTGGGTCTACGACGTGGCAACGCAGGCATGGCACGAGCGGGCCGGATTCGCCAATGGCGCGTTCACCCGTCACCGCAGCAACTGCCAAGCGTTTTTTCAAGGCGACGTGCTGGTAGGCGACTACCAAAACGCCAACGTCTACTCGTTTGACCTTGAGGACTACTCGGACAACGGCAGCATCCAGAAGTGGCTGCGGTCGTGGAGGGCGCTGCCCACTGGTCAGAACAACCTCAAGCGCAGTGCCCAGCACAGCCTCCAGCTTGACTGTGAAACTGGTGTGGGTCTGAACCTCGGTCAAGGCAGCGACCCACAGGTCATGCTGCGATGGAGCGATGACGGTGGGCACACATGGTCCAACGAACATTGGACCAACATCGGCAAGATTGGCGAGTATGGCAAGCGGGCATTCTGGCGTCGTTTGGGCATGACCATGAAAATTCGTGACCGTGTGTACGAGGTGAGCGGCACAGACCCCGTGAAGATCGCCATCGTCGGCGCAGAACTACTTGTGAGCGGTACGAATGCCTAACCCGTTGAACGTTCCAATCACGCCACCCCGTGTCGCGTTTCTCGATCCGCGCACGGGCACAGTCTCGCGTGAGTGGTACCTGTTCTTCCTGTCGTTGTTTCAGGCCCAAGGCGGCAGCAGCATTTCCCTCGACGATGTGCAAAAAGGGCCACCGTCGCTGACTGTCGATGATCTGACACTGTTGATCGAAAAGGCAGTCGGAAACCTGACACCTGCTTCCGGCACGTCCGAGTTGCAGGCTGCGCTCGACGCCGTGCGTCAAGAGTTGCAAACGCTGCCCCGGCAAGAGTTGGGCACGATGGCCGCGCTCCAGCAGGACAACGTACCGTGGCTGAAATTCGACACCACGCCTGCCGGTTTCCCGACAGGTGCTGCCGCCAACGGCACCTTGTACTGGGACGACGCTGACGGCATCAAGACGCTCAACCTCGTCATGGAGGACAGCGGTGGTGTGATCCAGCAGATCGGTGAGGAAACCTACTACCGAATCAAAGCTGACGCCGCCATCACCAACGGTCAGGTCGTCATGTTCACCGGCACCGTGGGTGCTTCGGGTGCTCTCAAAGGTGCCCCGGCCACCGGATTGACGGCAACTCAGAACGAGTACGTCATGGGTGTCGCCACTCAGGACATCGCGCTCAACGGTTGGGGCTACGTAACGTGGTTCGGCCTCGTGCGTGGTCTGGACACCAGCGGTGGCGCAGAGGCTTGGGTGGACGGGCAGGTTCTGTACTACAACCCTGCCGTGCCCGGTGGCCTGACCAAAACGGTCCCAGCGGCACCCAACCCCAAAGTCATCGTGGCCTCTGTGGTGCGGGCTGCGGCCACCAACGGCTCGCTGTTCGTTCGTCCCACATTTGGGTCGGCACTGGGCAGCACGGACTCCAACGTCGAGATCACCGGGCTGGCTGGGGGTGATTTGCTCCAGTACGATTCGGTACAGCAGCGATGGGAGAATGTGCCCGCTTCGACCGTGATCGCCGGAACCGCGACAGCCCCGGCAACCAAGACTGCCAATTTCACGGTGGCGGCTGGCGAAAAGTGGCTGATTAACAACAAGTCGGGATCATCCTGCACCGTGACGCTGCCCAGCGCCAGCGCCAACACGGGTCGGGAACTGCACTTCCAGAACTACCAAGCCCAGACCCTCGTGTCAGCTTCGAGTAATGTGGTGCCGCTGGCCGGTGGATCAGCCACCACGGCCATTTTGGAAGCCGTGGCGGGTGCAAATGCCACCTTGGTTTCTGATGGCACAAACTGGATAATGACGCAGTACGACTCGAACAACGCGCTGCAACTGGAATAAGGAGAACTCCCGATGACTGTTACCGTCAAGAATCTAGTTCCCGGCAAGACTGTCGAGAACACCCAGACGACACAATACACGGCCACCAACGTGACCACCATTATCGACAAGTTCACGGCGACCAATTACAGCGCCGTGGCTGCGACGATCTCGGTCAACCTTGTGACCACCGCTGGCTCTGCCAACAACATCAACCT